CCATCGCCACTAAACGAGAAGTCAGGCAATACTCTGTCAATCATCATAAATCTTTCGCCATCGCCTATCTCAAGATCGCCAGACTCTATAAATGCTGTCATAGGAGAGCCATCGTCATCATGTCCTACTTCGTGATTAAACACATAGTTATCGTTGGTGTTTGTGATAACAGAAGAAGCAACAGGGTTTTCTAATACGCCAGAATCTAGCCATGCGCCTCTGCCTAATGTACCTACTGCCCAAAGATTCTCATTGTAGTTGTAGCTAACATAATTGGTAACTTCTGTTGTACCTGTGCCAACTGGGTAGAACCAGATAATCTCGCTGAACGCATTATTCTCAGCCGCAAATACTTTATATGCTTGGCTGACGTTTAGATTAGAAAGAACAAAGTCTTGCACTGAGCAAGATATCTGCTGTACTGCACCGTTGTAAACATAGAACCCTGTTTTATCCATAAAATACACGTTACCCCTAGCATTGACTGCCGCATTGGGGGAGATCATAGACATATCTGAGCTAATGGTTGTGAACTGGAATATAAACGGTGCGCCTACAAATCGCATTGAATGCACCGATACGTCTGTCCAGATAAGTATTTCCTGTCTTGTTTGCAACGCCCCTACTATCTGGCTACCAGAATTTATTCTAACTCCTCCTGCCGTGTTGGTTGCTGTAGGAGTCCAGTTAGTAATTGATTCTTGATCTGACCACCTTACAAACAAGGGGTCTTGATTGGCAGATCCTATTGGGTTTGCACCAAAGGCAACGACATGCTGGTCATTGTCAGAAACAAGTATTTGAGCAGAGATTGTAGGGCAGTTAGATGCTCCTCCTAACTCGGTAATATTAACGGCTCTTGCTGTCAAACCGCCTGACTCATCCCAATAAAATATACCACCATTTCTAACATTGAACACAAGGTCTTCGCCAAAGTTGTCTTGGCTAAATAATCTTAGTTGCCCTGAAACATTTAATGCAGAGCCGCCGCCCCATGTTCCATCTCCCCAAGGGTTTGCTCCCCAACCAGCCGCTGATACATAGTCATTAAGGCCAGTATTAATCTGATATGCGCCTACCGTTGAGCCACCACCATTTCCTGTGTCACTGCTATTAGCTGTAACCGTAGTGCCTGATGAGTCTTTCGCAGTGATAGTGAACGCATTTGCACTTGTTACACTAGCAACTTGATATTCTTGATTTAAAACTGTGGTGTTTATATTGCCGCCTAGCGTAGCGGCTCCTGAGAAAGTTACAAAATCATTCTGCACTGCACCATGACCTGTATCTGTAACGGTTATAGTCGATGACCCATTTGTTGCTGAAAAGGTTACGTCACCAGCAGATGTTGTTTCTCTCAATGGAGTGATATCGTTTGGGCTGATACCTTCCATTACATAGAACTTTAGGTTTGTTCCAAGACCAACATACTTGATTGCTTCAAGAGAAGCCCAAGCAAAGATAGATCTGCAAACGCCAAGGAAGGCGGTATTGTTAAACTTCGTCCAACCACCTATTTTTTCTGGCCTGCCTTTTCTGAATCTAATTTTATCAGAATCAAACCATCCAGAATCTGCGGTGTATTCCGTTCCTTCTTTGTCTACACCTGGCGCAAATTGTATTTTCTGTAACGGCATTTAGAATCTCATTCCAGAAAAGTTAGGTATCATTCCACCACCAATTCCATATAAGCCGCCTATACCCATGCTATAAGGATTAAATCCTCCTTGACGGATCTGATCTATTGCCGCTCTTTGCTCTGGAGTTAAGTTATCTAAATAAGGATTTCCTCCAGCAAGCATTTCTGATCCAGATGCAGGAGGTGGTGCTGATTCTCCAGCAGGAGGTTGGTCGGCAGGCGGTTGGTCAGCAGGCGGTTGGTCAGCAGGAGGTGTGTTTTGTTCAGCTTCTCTTCTTGCTAATTCTGCTGAATATTCTGCGTTGCTTACCGCACCGTCACCATCTGTGTCAAACCCTTGAGATATAGCATAGTCTTGTTGTCCTACAGCTTGCTCTCTAGTTTTGCCTTGATCAGCCATAACTTGTGCTAGTCTTCTTTCATAAGGTGTTTGATTTCCTTGAAACTGAGCTAGTTGTTCTTCGCCTGGAGTGTTTTGTCTTCCTCCTGCTACAGTTGTAGTGCCACCTAAAGTAACTGGATTGCCTGCGGCATCTGTTAAACCAAAGGCTTCTCCTATTCTTCTGTAATAACCTGTGCCAATTAGATCTTTAAATCTAGGATCTAGCGTTCCTTCTTGATCTTGTATGATTGCATTAAACGCATCTCTTGCTTCTTGCTCTGTGAAGCCTTGCTCTGCAAGTATGGTTCTTTGAAGATTAGTCAAGTTGTCTGTTGGAGCCGTATCTGCTGGAGGTGTTCCTCCTGTTGGTGGTGGAGCTTCTCCTGTTGGAGGGGTTCCTGTTGGAGGCACTTCTCCTCCTGCTGGAGGCATCCCTTGATCTGGAGGCATCTGCCCACCTTTACCTGGCATTCCTGGCATTCTGCCGCCTTTTCCTGGCATACCTGGCATAGGCATTCTGCCTCCTTTACCGCCAGGAGATGGCATGGGGTACGGCATAGGATAAGGAGAACCCATGTTGCCGCCTCTAAATCTGTCTAGCATTCCTAATGTAGAATAAGGTCTGTAAGTATTTCTAAAGCTACTTTGAGGCCCACCAAGAGATTGTATTAGGTTCTGCGTTAGCATAGGAGAACCATAACCTGGATCTCTAAATGGGATATTGGTTGGCATCACTTGCCCCATTCCACCGCCTCTTAGAGAGTCCATGTAGTATGGGTTGCGATAAGGGCTTGGTCTTCTAGGAGGGAATGGAGCCATATATCCACCTCCAAAGCCACCGCCAAAACCACCACCAAATCCTCCATCGTAAGGGCCACGATACCTCATGTCGCTTATTATTGGATTTCCACCAGAGCCACCGCCAAAGCCGCCAAAGCCACCACCATAAGGGTTAGAGTTCATTCTTCTGTACATTTCAGGATCATTACTTGGCAAAATCATTTCTTATCTCCTAATCATCTCTGTCTGCCAATGCAAGCATTCGCAACCTTAACCTTTTGCTTCTTTCTGGAGTCTGTCGGCTCCACCTACTATCATGCATCTCTAGTGCAACCTGTCCCCAAGCTTGATCTTCTATTGCTTGGTTCATGTGTTTAAACTTACTAAGGCCAGTTGGCCCCATCTGAAAGCACATGTTTACAAGTACATGCTGGGCTTCTTGAGGAAGCTTTTCCCAGTTGTCATATATTCTTCTGCAACCGTCAATAGCAATCTGCACATCCTCTTGAAACAACTCGTAGCACCTATGCTCTGTGATGCAGTCTTCTTCTGGCGCACCGTCATAAGCATTCTTAATGGGTAGATTAATTTCTGGGTCAGTGTTGAGAATCTTATGCCCTATGCCTATAGTGGCATAGCCTTCTGTACAAAGGTAAGGATGAAGCACCTTTCCTTCGTCACTGGCTATTTCGTCATAAAGAACTTTTACATCTACCGTCATGCGTACTTACCAATCAAGTAACCAATTATAAAAACTATTGCTATTTCCATTATTTTTTAAAACTCTGAAAGCCAAAGAAAGCCGCTATCAAGCCTGAAACAGAGATAAAATACACTGACGCTATATCTCCTAGTATAGAAGCCGCCTGATCTAAGTTTAGAAAGGATGTGATCACAATACCAGAGGGGTATAGCAACATACCAAACAAAGCAAACCAACACATGTTTTTTTGTGCTTCAGCTTTTTCATTAGCAATTTCAAGGGCTTGCAATCTCTCCGTTGTTTTTAACTCGTCATCAGTAACAACTCCATCGCCATCACTGTCGTATTTCTCGTACTCACTACCTGGTTCTAGCTCTTTGTTCACTTCTCTCTACTTACCTTTTGTGTTTTTTCTACAGTTCTCATAGCTCCTAAACCAAGCATACCGAGCAACACAGGCATCATGGCTGACATATCAAGGCTAGGAACCTCAACGTTCATCTCAGCCAGCAACAAACCAAAGTTAGCCATAGGTATGAGTATGTAGTTTGAGAGCAAGGCAACACAGCATGTCCATCCCACGGCAGGCCGCCACCCGGCTACGAACATACTCTTGCTTGCAGCTTCTACTTTGTTAACTTCTAGCTGACCTTTTGCAAGCTCTTGTGCGTGTCGCTCTGACATCGTTGCAATTTCATGGGCAAGGGCGTTTTTCTGGTCTTTATCTTCGATAAACTTATCTAACAGTCCAGTGACAGGCCCAACTAGGGAACTTAGTATTGCGCTCATTTTATCTCCTATAAAAACAATTTAGTTTTAGCACTTACCATTTTAGGCAAACAATAAGCAGTCACATTCTGTTGCCTGTAATATGTTCTGTCGTTTGGTGACCATTTGCCTTGCTCTACAGCGGTAGCAAATATATTGCACCGATATATATCTTTAAACAGCATTCTATTATCTGAGACTGTTTCGCCTTCTACAACAACTACTAATAGAAATGCCATCAGCATTTATATCGACCACACTTCCTAAGATTACGTTGCCGTTCTTTGGCTTGTTCAAGCCTTTGCTTGGCAGAATCTAATCTTCTCTCTTGCACGGCTTCATATATATACCAGCCTGACCACGCTATAAAACATAAAGAACAAACAATAAATGCCGCAGTCGCTCTCTCTTGAAACTTACGTTGTCGTTCTTTGCGTTTCTTATGAATGTCTTTTAGATACTGGAGATGGTCTTTTTCTGACTGCTTTCTTATGCGCTCTGCTTCACGCCAAACATCTGACATACCTGCCATCATCAGGTGGTCTTTGATCTTAGTTTCTATCGCTTTGATTTCTCTACGTTTAATAGAGAGATCCATCGCTTCTTTCGGGGTCAGAGGACGCTTGAGTTTTTTCTTTTTCTCCCAATCATCAAGCTTCTGAGCAGTAGATCCAAACTTACCTAGTAAAGAAGCGGCTTGTTGAGCGTTGGCTTTACCTTCTTTAAAGGTTGCAATGGTATTGTTGATCGCAGAAATGGCACTGGTGATTGCCGCTAATTCAGCGAACATGAGGGTCTACCCCAAGAATTTGCTGGCTATGAGAAGTCCTACCAGAAAAGGATATAACGCATAGACACTCATCTCTATACGGTTCATACGCTCTGTGCCACGGTCAAGGCGTTCTTCGATGTTCTTGTATCTCACCGCACACTCTCTTTCATGGGCTTCTAACTCGTCCATTAGCTAACTTCTTCCCAAGATGAGCCGTTCCACTTCTTACCAAGCAAAGATTCGTCTTTTGAGTCTAACTCTTTGTAGTTTGAGGGGGGGCTATTTAAAGGAGTTGAATACTCCGTAATAGCTTCACATACATTATCGCTATCAAGATGTGCGTATACTTTAGACATACTCTATAACCTCCCAACAAATAGTATTAGACCCTCTTGAGTAGGTGGTACTATTTCTTGCAAACCCACCTGAAAGCATTCGCAAAGAGGTAGTGCTGTACAAATAGCAACATCCTGCAACAGAAGTTGTAGCCCCTCCACTTCCTGATCCTGAGTTTGCATCACCAAATCCATTTTGAAATGAAACAGAAACAAAAGACTTAGCTAAATCAACTGCGTTGATTGTGGCATAAGTGGTTGTAGTTGCAGTTCCACCTTCAAGGGGAGTAATAGTAGTTTGCCCACGTTGTATTGATTTTATAACTTGCGTTCCTAAAACAGGCATAA